GCCCAAACGTCGCCAGGAGCTTCGCTCATTACTTCTTCTATCAAGGTACGTTGATGGAGGGCCGCTACTTCTTCTACCAAGGCTCTCAATTCAGACCTGTTAACTCTCACCTTTATAGCTCTAAGATATCGTTAAGAATTTCGTCTAACAAAACAATTCTGTTTTGAGAAATTAACGTCTTATACTCTCTGCTTTCCTGCAAATTCATATACGCACCCGAAGTAGAGGGGTTGGAAACCATGTCATAACAGACGAGATTGAAATCATCTTCTACCATATCATAACCTTCATTCGTGCGACTTGTGCTACCTAACCCTCTAGACGAAATACCTAACTTAATATCACGATTAATTAGTTTCTCAAGAATCTGACCTTTAGGAGTATCTAACACCTCGACGGTACCCACCAGATCATCACCTTCCCATTTGGTTTCAGTAACAAGGTGGCTCACATTTTCTAACTGCACAATAGGAGAGTCCGGATGATCTAATTCACCTAACGCCCTGCGTTCCTTAATCAGTTCTTGATATTTAGCATCTTCTCTTTCAAGAATGGGACGAGGATAAATTCTATTATTAGCATTAGGTTGCTGAGCCTTTTGAATGATTCCTTTCATAGTGACAATACCATCACTCGATTTCGATGGCTCAACATCACTATATTCAAAAATCATAAAGTTATGCAGCAAACCCCCACTATCTTTAATAATCTCAGTCATTTTTATTTCCTAAGCGTCGTGCGAATCGGCCTTATGACGATTCAGCATATAAATTTTCTCAATCAATGTATCTAAATCATTAACTAACTTTCTAACATGATTAAGCTCTGTTTTAGCTCTCTTGGCATTTAAGTCAACACCACCCGTAACCACATCCATTTTCAGGGAATCTAAAATAAACATCCGAGCATAAGCAAGACTAGTATTAAGGTTTTTGGAAAGACCTTCAAAGAGCCGGATCACATAATTTATTCTCTCTTCACCTGCACCCTGTTCTAATAGAATATCAAAGATAGTGTCACGAATCATATCGTGAGAGCGCTCATCTAAATTAGTTTGCTCACTCTTTACGAAAGGCTTTGCCTTTTTGCTCTTTGTCTTTTTCACTAGTAGCTTCCTCTTTTGTTTCTTTCTTCTGTTTAACTCTTCTGGCGTAGGATTACCAACAGCGCTCAAACGCCCTTGGTAACCCGCTACACCACCTGTTGTAGAAACTTCTTTTTTTGTTTTACTCACTTGTTACCCTCGATGGCGCTGTGGATTATCCTCACCAGGACTGTTACTTGCTACCAGCTTAAGACCTGTGCTTTCAATAGGTTCGGGTGTTGTAGTAGATCCACCACCATTATTTTCTTGAGTATTTTGATAATACTGATTGTTAGCACTGTATCCATTAAAGCGACCACCAGAAGCTACAGGGCCCTGTTGGCCATCGTCTGTCAGGCTTAAGCTTTTAACAGCGTAAGCGGTTGGATCAGGAATAATAGGTGTAACAGCGCCTGTCTTCTCAGCCAACACATTGGCAACCTGCTCTAAGGCACTAGCTTGCGAAGAATTTTCTGTTGCCGACGCGTCGCCTTGAGTGCCATATTGAAAAAGAGTACTTAACTCAGGTTCGCCAGCTGGGCCCATGAGCGAATCTGGGGTGGCTGGAGAATCTGTAGCTTCAGCAACAGCAACATCCTGCGCATAAGCTTTGGGTGTAGTCCAGTTAGAAGAAGCCGCGGGACGTTCACTGTTGGCTTCCGCTCTAGCTGCAGGGCTTGTATTACTAAAAGCATAGCTAGCAGCTTCCGTGTCTTTGCCAGGCCTGGTTGCTAAAGCCAGATTGGCATCACCTAAAATATTTTGTTCACTTAAGATACTCATCTATATTCTCCTAGAGTATTTTAGCCAAGTTGGCCAGCAGTTTTACTATTATTTATTGTTTCTAAACCGGTTTCACTAGTAACCATATTTTGTCCATCAATAATTGGACGATTATCTGGATACTGATAATCTCCATGATAGCCACTAACATCTTTTACACGCATCCGCTCTAATGTCGAGCTACTAGTTATAAACTCATCCGAATATTCTTGATCATGGCGAACCTTATTGCTCAGCGCCATTTGTTGCTCTACAATAGCCATTAAAATAACTTAAGGTTATCTTTCATTTCTAAACTTAGCAATATATCTTTTAAACTAGTAGTAGAAACCATATCCTCTTTTGCAATACCTCTTAACTTCTCTTCTACTAACTCAATCTTTTCTTTAATTTTTTCGTTATCTATCTTGTTTTTCTTATCCGCAACTTCATCAAGGATGTTATCAATTCTTTTCTTCATCCAAGTAGAAAAATTTCTTTCATCTTTAGTAGTATAATACTTCACTAGACAATCCTTCTGCTCAGAAGTAAGAAGCTTGCCATACTTATTATCAAAATTCTTTAATGCAATCCCTAACGCTAATTGCTCAGTTTGAATTTTTTCCTTGGGCTTATCAGTATGATGGGTGTTGGCTTCTTTAATTCTCTTCGCCTCTGTATTCTCTACTAAATGCTCAAAAATATTTTGTTCACAAGCAGATCTATCACGGCTTGTAAGATACTGTCCACCTTGACTAATGTTACCTTCATTAATCAAAATATTAAAGCTTGCGTAAAGTTTATAGTTAGGAACATTCACTTTCATTATCTGCTTGCGATTACACACCTTACTTATTTCTTCTAGCAACTCGGTGTTTTCGCTATACAATTTTTGTTCATTAACCGTTTGATTATATTCCTTGACCAAATTGCTATAAAAGCGAGTAGCATAATAAGGGTTGCGAGCCTCACTATACAATAGTTGTGAATATATCTGATAAGCTTTTGAAATTTGTGTTTCTGTCATAAAATATTTCTTTATAACAGCAAAAATTCCCGTAGCAGTTTTATTATGCCCCTTTGAAATCTCATTTAATACGGCATGATTCAAGATTTCAAAAAGAATGCCAACATTCCTCTGTTTACTATGTTTCATCCTTAACCCCAATATTTGGTATTATACCCTAAAATAAATATATAACTACTTAATTAAAATTATCCTTCTTTGCCTTCATTAGCGATAAAGTTGATTCTTCTAACTTATTTTCCGCTTGATCCTTTATAAGATTGCCCACCATATCCTTCATTACATGGTCATACTTCATAATATCAGAAATGGTGCGATCAAACATATCTTTCTTGCTTCTACGATTTTTTGCCTTTTTGCGAATAAAATCAAGAGTGTGTTTCATCTCTTCATTTTCGGGATCGTCAAGTTTATCCTCTAACTTCTCTTCTTCATCATCTTCATTAAATGCATAATTTTTAGGATACCCAGGCATTTCTCTTGTTCCAAGAGGGTCGTAAGGCAATGCATCTTTCGTATATTGTCTTGTAGTATTTTCTTCAGCCGAGTCATCATCTGTTTCGGTTTCAGTTTCAGTCTCAGTTTCAGTCTCTGCGCCATCCATTGGAGCACCACCGCCCATGTCGGGTTGCTCACCCATCTTAAGTTGTTCAATAATATGAGCGTTTTGTGCTTCCTTTTCAATTTGAATATTAATATCTACAATTTCAGAAGATGAAAGTTTAAGTATTTCTTTTTGTATGTAATCCAAAGACAACAATGGCGAATCTGCCATATCACTTGCAGTGCTGAAACGATTGCCCATTAACTCAAGGTGCATCATTTCAGTAACCGTAGATGGATTAGTCAACCTCAGATCAAAGTTATAAATGGAAGACTCATCATACCCACGCAAATAAAGGTGGACAAGTGATATCTTCGCCAACTCACTAACAACGATCTTTTGGATTCTTTGGATGGTTCTGGCAAACTTAATGTCTTCTTGAGCCAATGTAGACTTACCTGAAAGATCTTCTTCAGCTGTAAGATAAGACTTTGGAACACCAAGAGAAATAAATAGTTTATTCTGTAAATATTCGATATCTTCAATTGCAGCGGCATTCTCGCCCCCTGGCAATGTTTCAATTCTGCTTCCTCTATCACCACGAACCGGAATAAAGAAGTCTTCCAGAATAGATTCGGGATTATATCTTAAATCAACATTACCATTAGATTCTTGTGTAACTGCGATTCTCTTTAATTTATCCCTTGCATTCTGCATGTAAGAGTCTACATCTCTAGGTGGGATATTACCAACATCCACATAAAACACTCTGCGCTCAGGCGCTCTACTGATACGATAAATCAACATCGCATCTTCTGCCATCAGCAACTGCTTCCAAACCTTACGAGAAGAATCTAGCATCGACCTACCATAAGGTAAAAATCTATCATCACCTAAAATACGCAAGTGAGAAACTTGATAGTTTTCAAACACTGTATTACCTTGAGCAGTCCACTTAAACCTTAAGCTGTTAGGATCATTATTATACCCTTCTTCTCTTTCAATCTCACCAACTGGCATTGCTATAGCGCCTAACACACCTTCTTTATCTACAATATCTAATAGATTAAACATATCACCATACTTACACATATTGCGAATCCATGTCCAAAGGTGAAAGTCCAAGTCTAAACGCTGATAAAGTAACTCTTCAAGTTCATGAATAATCTTATCGTCATCAGAAACTATTTGTAAAATCTTACCGTCTTCGGCATAAGTCATGGAATCATCCGCGTAAATGTCTAAGGCTCTTGTAATCTCCGGATAGTGATCCATCTCTTCGTAATCTTTTATTCTCTCTAGTCTTTCTACTCCGCCAACCAAAGATTGCTGATAAAGTGCAGAGGATGCTCTTTGGAAAGTATCAAAGGCTTGCTTCTGCGCCCGTATTCCCGGGCGTTCCGTGGGGATCTTGTATGCCGCCGAGCCACCTTTTAGTAGTTTTTTTAGTATATCAAACCTATCTGCCATTTCTTATTCCTTTATTAAGATTTTGAGGCATAAAACAAAACTATTGCGATAATCGCGGGAATCATTCCGCCAATACCACCCCATACTCCAGCTTTTACTTTCAATGTAGCAATATCTACTTGGATTTGTGTAAGCTTATCTTCAATATGACTAAACTTAGCATCATGATCATCAAGTTTTTCTATTACCATTTTTTCATACTTGCTCCAACCATCGTTCAAATCAGCCATCTATTTCATCATCCATCGTAAATCTTCGCGTTGGCCAGAGCCCACATCGAAGGTAAAATGCTCCTCTTGCTTTTCCTTATCTGTCTTATAAATACCAAACTCATAAGGTGTAGAAGAAAAGTTGAGGCCATTTAATAATTGTTTGGTCATATCTTCGTCTTGACTATTAAATTTGAGAGTAGTCGCCCTTACATACATACCAATTGCTAACGACATTACAAGATCATCATTATAACTAGACATAGCTTCAGGCTTGCCATTATTAAATATAAATGTTTCCAATTCATTCTGTGTTCTTTTTGAGTGTAAAATAAAATCGTGCGTTCTTAAATCTTCCTCCATACGAGCCACACAAGCTGGCCTGCTTTTCATACTCATAGTAAAACCAGGTACTGCATTCTTGGGCACATTGTATGGGTCGTAATGTAACTGATTAGAATTGCCTTCGTGTATTCTAGTTAAATCTTTTATAGTCCAATACATATTCTTGTATTCCATCTCTATCAACTTCATTACTACATGATGACCCATAGAAGCATTTTCAACAATAACATAAGCATTATTATATTGAACAGCCGTATTATGAACAAGATGCGCATACACATCCGTATTAACCTTACCTTTATATTCCGCTACCTGTTCGTATGCCTCGACATCAATAACATGAAACGCAGAGAAGTCATCTCCGTCGCCTCTTGCAACATCTGCAGAAATCATATATTGTTTTGAGTAGTCAGGATACTTCCATATCCAAAGGTTTTTATCTAACCAAGTTTTTTCTTCTGGCTCTCTCATAAAGGGTCGGAAACCATTATCGGCTTCTTCTTCTTCGTTTGGATGCTCTTCATACCAACTTAAAGCTTTTAAACTAACTACATTATTACCCGACTGGAGAAAGTCACAATCGTGTTCTTGTGCAAAAGCTTGGTCACCTATTTTCTTTCTTTCATTTCTGCCCCACTCTTCATCTCGATCTGGATGAAAATGCCACGGCAATCTAATAGGATGAAAAGAAATATTCTTATTACCCACTCTTTCACTAACACCCGCTTCTGCCTCTATATAACTTTTGTGAAACCAATTACCAATACCGTTTGGTGAAGACAACACTACACAATCACCACCTGTAGCCAATGTAGGTTGAGCAGCGGTCCAAATACCATCCATTGACTTAATAAAGGCTGCCTCATCAATAATCAATAAACTCAAAGCTTCTGAACGAGCTGCATCTGTTGCATTAGTTCCAGTAGCTCCGGCTTTAATCTTTGAACCATTTGCTAATTCCATACTCTGTCGATTATCAATGGTTACATCAGATTTTAACCAAGGTGGCACTTCTTCTAAAAACACTCTTATCTTATCTACCAAGTTAGTGGCTGTATCTCTTTTAGTAGCAAGAATAAAAATTTCCTTGTTCTTAAAGAAGTTAGCCATCCAGCCTGCATAAGCTGCACATAAAGTAGATATACCTAATTGTCGGGCTTTCAATATAATGTTGTAAGACCTATCAAGAAAACTCTGCAGTGCCTCCTCTTGGAAATCCCAAAGTTCAAAAGCCAGAAGTCCCTTGGTAGGATGGCGGATTTTACCATACTTCTTAATGAAGTAAATGGGGTCTTTGCGACACCTTACATATTCTTCTGCTTGTTCTTTATCCATTTAGCTTCTTCTCATGGTTGATGCCTAAACAATCCAGGCAATATACCCACTCTATAATCTTGTTTTTGCCACCAGCCATTAGCCTCTATCTGCTCTTCAAAGTCGGGGCTTCGAGAGTTTGATGGCATACCCATTTCTTTAAAGCCTACTTTAGTTGCTAATTCTAAAAACCAATTCTTGCTACAGAGGAACGGATTGTTACTCCAATTTGCATATTTACACGACATGCGCCATAAAACAGTTTCATCTTCTTCGTCTAACTTCTCACAGATGTCTGGATTATCATACCCGAACTTTTCTTCTACCGCGAAACCTATCCACCAATTCTTCTCTTCACAACCCTCTCGCCCAACACTTCCATTTTGATGCCCTGTTAAATTGGATTTCCCTACCCAATTCATAGCCTCATTGGAAGTGTTTATATAGTCACTTACTTGGCGATATTTTATGATATCTATATTGCCTTTTTCTAAATTGCGTAAACCTAAATTTAATTCCCTATAAATAGTGCCCTTATCTGCTGATAAGAAGAAATCATTCTCCAGAAACAAAACATATTTTGCATCACATTCGGCTATCGTTTTCGTCATGCCCCAACCAATGCCACAATTTACAGGATGTCCGCCCCATTCGTATTTCTTATAGTCATTCTCTATCAAGCTGATATCGTCATTGGCTATCTCATTAAAGAAGACGAAATTGTCACCGACAAGATTCGTCAACCCGCATTCCTCGTAGGACTTCAAGCTTTTTTCAAGCTTGTCTCTTCTGCCATGGCTCAAAATCGCCACACCAATATCTTTTAATTTCATTTAAAACCTTTTCCCTTCTAAATAAATACCTTATTACTTTTTCTCTCTATACAAACGCCGTAGTATTAACAACCGGACGCATGCGGCGAGCATCAGGTGGTGGCGTAGTAGTGACGGTTGGGAAAGCTCTGCCAGCGTCAGGATACCGATCCTTAAACTTGCTGCTCAATACTAAAACATTATTTATGTTATCTAATATAAATGTCTTTGTTGTCTTATCTTTTGTAGTGTCCCAGGCAAAAAGATATCCGTCCTTAATCTCATAAGGCTCAACAATCCTCACCACTCTTTCAGTAATGGTTCTTTGGGGGGCTTTCTTTTTAGAATATGTAATACGAATAAGGTTTAATGAACCAATTGCGCCTTCTATTTTATCTTCATTTGCTCGAGTTATTGGCATTAAACTTCCTTTAACTTGAGGATCTTATAGTCTGGCTCCAATGTATTCTCTAATTCAGAACGTGTCATTTCAGTTTCTATTTC